CCAAAAACCTCAACGCCATCGTGAAGCAGCTGCTGGACCTGGTCCCGCCTGCACAGAAGGAGAGCCGCCTGTCGGCACTGATGGATAGATGACACCCTTCGCCAATCATATCCAGGAATACTACCACAAGATGCAGACCGGCGAGATCGTCGTCGGCAAGTGGATAAAGCTGCTCTATGAAAAGATCACTGCGGGACTCCGCGATGGTCTTTTTTATTTTGACGCCCGGAAAGCTAATCGGGCTATTGACTTCATCGAGGCATTTTGCCACCACTGCGAAGGTCGCAACGACCTCATCAAGCTGGAGCTGTGGCAGAAGGCCACGGTGTGCATCATGTTCGGCATCGTGGACGAGGAAGGCCTGCGGATTTTTCGCGAGGTCTTTTTAGTCATGGGCCGAAAGAACGGCAAGAGCCTGTTCGCCTCCGCCGTCATCGCCTACATGACCTACCTGGACGGCGAATATGGCGCGAAGATATACTGCCTCGCCCCGAAGCTGGAGCAGGCCGCCATCGTGTACGACAATTTTCACAAGATGGTGGTCCGCGAGCCGGAGCTGGCGCAGCTGGCGCAGAAGCGCCGGTCCGACGTCTACCTGGAGACGACCAACACGAGCATCCGGCCCCTGGCCTTTAATGCTAAGAAGTCCGACGGTTTCAACCCGCACCTGACGGTCTGCGACGAGATCGCAAGCTGGCCGGCGGAGCAGGGCCTCA